TCGTTTATAATACGAAACTGTACACCTTTAAGTCTACACCATTTAGCAGCCGCTTCCCATTTAGCATGGTTGATAGCAATAGCAAGTCTATCACGTTGGCTTGTACGCTCGTTGAGTCTTGTTTGACTCTCAGGTTTAATTTCAATCAGCTCTGCACGTTTTTTACCATTTTTATTTTGATACATTATAAAGAAGTCAGGTACATACACACTCTGTCTGCCTGTAAGAGGATTACGATAGGGTATTTGTATACCTTCACTCGCCCAACTTATTACGCTAGGATGATTATCACAGAAGCGCATAAAAGCATGTTCCCAACTGCTACGATAGCGTGGCTTCTTTGTACCCGCATACTTACTGGGATTGGCCAGTTCATATAAGCCATTGGCCCAACGCATTACGCTGTAACCTGTCTACGATTTTCTTGTGATACAGGACGAGCTTGTTCATATCCAATTAAGCTAGTGCCGGCCCTAGTTAAATTTAAAATAATACCAAATGTTTTTTTGTAATCAGCAGTGTCTATACGTTTGATTAAATCTGAGGGATACATTTTAAGTTGATCTGCTGCTAAAAGTAGTGCAATCGTATTGGATGCTATGCTAGGATTACTAGGATTACTAGTCCTATTACTAAAAAACGCTTTTACTATCTCGTATTGATTTTCATCGACAGAAAACTTAGAGTCAAAGTATGTATCAAAGTATTGTCTTACATATTCATCTACGCTGTCATCTGGGTTGACTATAGGTAAACTTGTGTTAACTGACATTATACATTCCTACCAAATTGTAGATCTAATCTATCTTGTAAGTCGTTACGCTCTTTAATTAGGTGTGGATTAATTGTACCACTAGCAGAATCATTGGTTATTTGATTGTTAAGAACATTTAGTCTATCTGTTAGTTGATCTTGTTTCAAATTCTTTTGATTAAAGTCAGAGCCGCCTTTAAATAGATTATTTACAAATGAACTTATGTTATTTGGATTAGCTATCGTACCCGCTAAACTTGGAATACTAGTAGCTGATCCTATATTTACATTAGGATTGATTCCTGGTGTGTTAAATGTATTGCTACCTATATTAACACCGTTACTTTGTACTTTGTTAGTTGGCATGTTGACTGTTCTGTCTACACTTCCTCTTACGGGAGGACTGCCGCCTAATGTACTACTACCTTGAGAGGTTGGTATGATTATATCACTAATTGGGTTTTCACCTCTGAGTATGCCACCTAGTATTCTTGTTCCATCTTTTTCTAAAACAGAACCTAGGTCTATATCCTTAGCTTCATTAAATATAACAGCACCTTTTACTACAGCACCAAGGATATTTCCGCTGAATAAGTCTTGTGCAACACTGCCTGCTGCATCTAGTAATCCGCCTTGGAATAGTACCGTATCCTCAAGTAAATTACCAAACTGTCCTAGCGGGCTAGGTGTTTTATCATAGTGTATCTCACCGAACCCCTTAGGGTTAATATTGTTTACAAAGCCTGTCGAATACTTAACTGCTTCATAGTTTATACTCATGTTATGCTGCATCAGACCGCCACTTGCATATGCGTGACTGTCATGTCCAAAACTTGTTACAATAGGATTGACTAATGTATACTCAGCAAAACGCTTTTGATACATTGAGTATACTCTAATATCCTTAAAGAATCGTGTGTTACCTTGACTAAAACCCCATTGTCCGTTTCTGTATCCTGTATATTTGTTTTCGGTGTTATAAGTGCCGCTTCCTAGAGGATGACTGCTGTCTTTATAGTAGAAGTTTTGGTAGGTATGTATGAAACTTCTAATTAAATCCTTTTGATCATCATGAAATGTAATGTTTACAGGACTGTAATTAATTTTATGTTGGCTGTGAGTTTGCTTGTTATATTGGTTATGAGTTTCTGTTTGTACTGTAAAGCTAGGCAAATCAATTGTTTTGACTAGCATAGGTATTTCCATCTTCTCAACACTATTAAAAAGTTGTGCAGCATCAGGGGTAAAATTAAAAACTACAGCAAATAGATGCTGATACCTAGGCTGTAATTCATAGTTATTGTCTACAAACAACCTAGCAGCATGCTGAAAGTCTTTGATCTGATCGCCCTTTTCAAGAGCATTTAAAAGCGAGTTTACACTTGCCAAACCGATTCTCCTATACAGTATTTATCCATAAAAAAAGCCCTCAAAAACTGAGGGCTCTTTCTATATAGGTTTACTATTAACCAGTTACAACTGTACCTACGTTACGTGCTACACTAGCACCAACGCCGTCACCAATTGGTGACTGAATTGCGTTATCAAATCTAATTGCTGCTGTAATAGTTACAGGCTCATTTGAAGCGTAGTTTAAGTCATTGTAGTTAACATTTTGGATAAAGCAACCATAAAGTTCCCAAGTCTCGAGAACGTTTGCTACACTTGCTCCGTTACCACCATCTAGAATCTCAAATCTTGTGATGAACTTGTAGTCAATACCTGCTGCGGCACTAGCTTGTTCCATTACATCGAACTGCTTTTGTACCTGCTCGCCAAGTAGTCTGCTTACACTACCATTTACGTCATCGCGGAAGTTAACTGTAATTGGTTCCCAACTATGCTTACCTGCTAGATAAACACGTGAGTTGTATACAGGTACTTCCATTTCTTCAAATGTTAAACTTGGACGAGTAATGTCCATTACCTGCTTTGTTAGTTCTGTACGTGGAGTAGACACGCCAAGGTTCTCAAATAACGCACGGAAGCGATATTTTAGCTTGGGCATTAGCAAACCCTGTGCGTTAGCTGACTGATCACTGTCTAATGGTACAGTAAATTTTGTTAGTGATGAAACTGACATATTGTCTGCCTCCTTATATTATAGTATTATTTATCTATATCCGCTCAAGAAAAATGGGGGGTCTTATTAGGATCCCCCATTATTTCTTACGTTTAAGGTGCCTTAAACTGCTTGTGCTGCTGCTATGTTGCCGCTAGCGATCTCACCTGTATTCTTAAGCCTAATTGGAATATAAATGAATTCCGCTGCCTTAACTGGCTCAATAGCAATATCAACGTATAGTTCGTTACGATCAATTCTATCATTTGTGTTGTTTGATTCATCACAAACTACTAGGTAATCGTAAATACCACGCTTCGCAACAAGATCGTTCATTAGCTGTTCAATCTGCTCTTTGAGCTCGTCTCTTGTGATCTTATCGTTTGGTTCGAACACAAAGCCAACTGCTGTGCGTTGGATAGTCTTACGTAGATATGCAACTAGTCTTGATACGTTAATACGATCTAATCCACTTGCGCCCGCTACGTTTGTTTTATTACCATAGTTGAGAATACCAACACCGTTAAAGAATGTAAGTGGGTTGATCTTATTTGCATACAATGTATCGCGTAGTGATTCACGAACGTTGTCTGTAACAAATTCTCCTGTAGCACTGTTAATGTAACCAATGCTACCGACGTTGTCAACAAGTCCGCGACGTGTGCCAGCTGGAGCAAACCATTGGAAGCTCTGATCATCGCTACGTGCAATAGTACGTAGAATCATATGACTTGCTGGAACAGTAACAGTTGAACCGCTAAGATCAGTTGTTTGACCTGAGGGGTAGAACACACCGAGATATGGATCAGTAGTTGTTAAACCATCATCGCCATTATCACTTGCACTGTTTGCATTGGTTGCCCAATTCTGTAGTGCAGTGCTATTAGCTGCTAAACGCATTGGTGTATCACCAACAACAAACGCTGTATTGCGTCTGTCGTTATTTAGACTTACCATATTAGCAATTAGCTCTGGATATCCTGGTGCAGCAATAACATTAAAGTCTCTGCTATCTTCACGTAGCTCTTCACTACCATCAATAGCTGCCTTCATTGCTGCTGATACAACTGAACGTACAGCCTTGCGTCCCATATATGGACTACCGTCATTACGATTACCACTTGCTGTAACCCATGCATCCTTTTCTGTTGGAAGTGTTGGGTAAAGTGTAGTATCACTGAAGTTTGTTCTGCTAAAGTAGTTACTACGGAATTGCTTTACGTTATAGGAACTACGACGTGTATTGAATAGCAACATGCCTCTTGGATAAATTGCAGGATCTGGACGGTCAATATCAACTACGTTGCTTGTTAGCAAGCTCTTTGTTGTTGGTACGGTGCCTGTAACAACGTCAGTTGTTGTATCGCCCATAAAGCGAGCATCTGCAAACAAGATGCCGTTTTCTGTTGTTTGATCTGTGTTATCAATTAAGTTCCAGCGGTTCTCACCGTCAACAAATCCGTAACGATAAATTTTTGGATAGTTTTCAAGGTCACTTGAATCTAACCATAGATCACCTGAAACTATTGAGGTTTCATCGCTTTGTGTTAGTGGTTCTGTTGCACTTACAATTACACCATCTGGGCTTGTGTTAGATAGATTGTGTCCACGTGCATCATTAGTTACGTTTTGATAACCCTTCCAAGTGCCGCCGTCATGAATCATAATGTCTACTTCAAAACCACTGTGATACCAATATTGATTGTTACTTGGATCTGCGCTTGGTGAGCTTGCACTTACTGTATATGTTGGTGCTACCCAGTTGCTTACGATCAAATCACTTGAGTTACCTGCACGTACCTGACCAGTTGTAATACTTGTTGTAATACCTGCATCAGTTAGCGGAGTACCAGTTGTGTCTTTTAGGATAAGCATTCCACCTAGTGCGTGTGCAATCTTAAGATAACCATCTGATGTAACACTTGCACTTACATTAGCTACGTTTGCAGCGTTAATATCACTTGCTACTGAAGCAATAGTTGTGCCGCTGGTTGTAACTGTAACAGCACTTGTTAGTGTTGTACTATTAGCTGCGCTTGCTTGAATTGTAAACTGCTCACTGCTAGTGATTGGATTTGCGTCATTTACAAGTCCTGTAACTTCTAAGATACCTGTAGCATATCTACGGAAAATCTTATAGGTTACTGTATCATTTTCACTTGTATCAAATTGTGTATAATATGCGCCAACAGTAATTGCTTTACCACCTGTAGAATCTAAATTCTTTAGAGCAGTTTGGTCGTTCTCATACAGAGGAGCAGTTACTTGTTCAAACTGTGCAGTAGTTGTTGAGTAAACACTTACATCTAGATTTGCACCTAGGTTACTTGTGGTGGTCTTTACCCAAACACTACCACTTGGACGTGGTGTAGTATCTGTGCTCTTCCATTCTGGAACAGTATAGTGCTCACTCTGTTGAACAAGTGGGCATGCGTATGTACCTGCTGTTAGACCAGAAGCACTTAGGATTGTACCACTACCGTTAGCTAGTGTGATCTTTCCGTCTGTGGTTGAACCGTCACTTGCTGCTGAACTTGTGGCATATAGCTCGATCTTGTTATCAACTGCGGCTGCTGTAACACCAGTAATTGCTGCGCTGTTAATGCTACTTGCTAGTGCACTTACTGTTGTGCCGGATAGTGTAACTGTTGTGCTGTTAATAACGATAGTATTACCATTTACAAGAGTTGGGCTTGCTGTTGTGCCTTGTGTTGCTGGCCAGCTTGTCTGCCATGCACTAGAACCAACTAGTACCCATGTGTTACTACGGTTTTTGTAGTAGGTTGGATTAGCAACGTTTGTTGCAACCACAGCATAGTCACCAATGGCACCAATTGAAGTTAATGGCACACCACCAACTAAATCGCTTGTGCTTGTAATAACAGTTGGAACTTTATTTGTAAATGCACGAGTACTAGCGTTAAATTGGAAAATGCCCCAACGACTGTCTGCACCTGCATCTAACCAAATTGTACCTGTACTTGGCGCACCTGTTGGACGACTTGTACTTGCGCTTAGTTCTGCTAGATCAATATCAGCACGAGTAACATATGCTCTGTTGCTTACCCCAAGTAAACTGTATGCTGCCATCAATCCATATTCGTTAATTTCATATCCATGAATTGGTGTTCCTGCTGCTGTCTTATAGAAGTTAGGATTACCAAATGTAGCAGTAAGTTCTCTCTGACTGCCAATAAGATATGTTTTGCCTGCGTTAGCGGCTGTTGTTCCAACGGCTGTGCCTGAGCCACTGCCTGCTGTTTTGTCTTGTGCTGTTGCAACAATAATGCTTGCAACTGTTCCTGTGTCTGCTGGTACGTATTGACTCTCATCAATAACTGTAACTTCGACGCCTGGTGATACTAATGCCATG